CGATTGGTCCAGGATCATCTCAAAGCCCAGCAAGATAGAGCGGTTCACCTTCGCGCGTGGCACTCCCGATCATTTCTCCACCGATGAAATGCCAGTGGAGCCGCCTTGTGCGTGATTGGATTACTAGAAACGCGCACCACTGTGCTATGATGGGCGATGCAAATCATTTCGATCAGAGCCGCTGAAGCGGCGGGGCTAAAGCACTATTACACCGGAAAGCCATGCCGGAATGGTCACCTCGCTCCGAGGTATGTTTCGACGTGGCGGTGCGTAGAATGCACCGTTAAACGGGTGCTCGACTGGCAGATTGCTAATCCTGAGAAGAAGCGTGCGAAGCAGAGGCGCTATCAGGACAGCAAGCCTAAAGAGCGCAAGCTTTTAGAGTCTCGTCGCGATCATCAAACGGAGCGTCAGCGTCGCGAAGCCAGGCTTACTGCGATAGCGGGGAGGCCAAGGCCGGTCGTGTGCGATATTTGCAACGATCCCAACTCGCGACGCGGAGATGTCATTGCTTTCGATCATTGCCACAAGCATGGCCACTTTCGTGGCTGGTTGTGTGATCGTTGCAATACGACACTCGGCGCGGTGGAAGATAGGCCAGAACTTTTGAGGAAAATGGCGGATTACCTAGAGCGCACATCCTTGAAGGATGTCTCATGAGCAGGGGCCGCAGGCCCGGCTTTCAAATGACCGATGAGCACCGGGTTAAAATCAAAAATAGCAACATCCTCAATGCTCTTATCGAGCATGTAGAGGGCAAGAGAGAGATGGCTGCGACGCAGGTTAGCGCGGGCCTCGGGCTGCTTCGTAAGGTTATGCCTGATTTGGCAGCGTCAGCCGATACCGGCGATACCGGCGAACTACTTTCTGTAAATCGGATGACAGATGACGAACTTGAGGCCATCGCGGCGGGCGGCGGCGATAGAGTTGCTGAGGCGCAGAAAGGCCCGCGCCAACTTAATTGACTACGCGCGGTATATTGAGGTTCCTGGCGCGCCTCTCACCGATAGCGAGGACGAGGAATCGTTTAAGCCGGTTGAGACCGTATTAGCCCGTCATCATGAATTGATTTTGGCTGCGACGCAGAGGTGCATTAAGCGGCACAGCGGGCGGTCAATGCTGTTTCTCCCGCCGGGAAGCGCCAAGTCAACCTATGGCACCGTGGTTGGCCCGACTTGGGCCATGGGAGAGACGCCGGGCTTCAAGGTGATCGGCGTTAGCTACGGCTCTGATCTGGCGCGCAAGTTTGGTCGTCGGATGCGCTCCATCGTTCGTCAGCGAGCCTATGGAGCATTGTTTAACACAGCTCTTAGCTCTGAGAGCAGCGCTGCTGATGAATGGGCGCTAGAGAACGGGTCGGAATACATGGGCGGCGGCGTCCTGTCCGGTATTACGGGCAATCGCGCCGACTTTATCCCGATTGACGATCCGATTAAGGGCCGTCAGGAGGCCGACTCGGAGGTAACGCGAAAGCGCACAATCGAGGCGTATCAGGACGACATTCTGACGCGCCTAAAGCCGGGCGGCTCGGTCATGCTGACGCAGACGCGATGGCACGAAGAGGATTTGGCGGGATCGCTGCTCCCTGTCGGGTACGACGGTGAAAGCGGCATGATCGAATGCCGCGATGGCAATGTTTGGGAAGTCATTTGCATCCCGGCGCAAGCGTATCGAGCGGATGACCCGCTAGGCCGGAAGATAGACGAATACATTTGGCCTGAGTGGTTCCCGGAAGACCACTGGGCGACGTTTAAGCGAAACGCGAGAACGTGGTCGGCGCTGTATCAGCAGAAGCCGACTCCCGAAGAGGGCGATTTCTTTAAGGCGGACTGGCTTCGTCCATACACGAAAGCACCTGACCTGCAGACGCTGCGGGTTTACGGCGGTTCTGACTATGCCGTCAGTTCGGATAAGGGCGATTACACCGTCCACGCTGTTGTTGGCCTCGATCCCGAGGGGCGGATGTACCTCCTCGATCTATGGCGCAAGCAGGCGTCATCGGACATGTGGATTGAGTCGTTCTGCGACATGGTTCTGCAGTGGAAGCCGATGGCTTGGGCCGAGGAACAGGGCCAGATTAAATCGGGCGTCGGGCCGTTTCTGGATCGTCGCCAGCGCGAGCGGCAAGCGTTCGTCTACCGTCAGCCATTTCCAACGCGTGGCGACAAGGCGGTTAGAGCGCAGTCCATGCGCGGTAGGATGGCGCTGGAGGGGCTTCACGTGCCGGTCAATGCGCCTTGGTACGCAGACTTCAGAAGCGAACTGTTGAGCTTCCCAGCCGGAAAGCATGATGATTGCATAGACGCCATTGGCCTCGTTGGTCAGTTGCTCGACACGATGATGACCGGCGACGAGCCTAAGAAGCCAGAGCCGAAACAGGATCAGAGCGGTTATTCCGCCATTGAGGATGATGACGATGACGACAATGCCTGGATGGCTGCGTGACGCCTGACTATAGCTCCGGCACGCCAAGCGGATCGACGACATCGGCGCAAGGGCAACCGGACACGGCTGGCTATTGGGATATTGGCAAGCTCAAGAAGTCGTACACAGAATATCTTGGCAACAAGCGGGATGAGATCGAGGAGCAGAAGGACGCGCGGCGCTATTACCACGGCGCACAGTGGACCGATGCTCAGATCAAAATCCTCAAGAAGCGAAAGCAGCCGATTTCGACGGTTAACCGTATTGGCCGCAAGATCGACGGTGTTGTCGGCCTTCTGGAGCGCCTGCGGCAGGACCCAAAGGCTTTCCCGCGCACGCCGGGACAGGAGCAGGGCGCGGACATCGCGACCGCTGTTATTCGCTATGCGCTGGATTCGCAGGAATGGAAGCCCAAAAGTGCTGAGATTGCTCGCGACGGCGCAATCGAGGGCATTGGCGGGCTAGAGATCAATCTTGCTCAGGGCGATAGCCAAGACCCGAACGACCGCGACATCGAGCTGGATATCGTAGAGCCGGAATCGTTCTTCTACGATCCTCGCAGCAAGCGAGCGGACTTCTCGGATGCCCGTTACATGGGCGTCGGCAAGTGGATGGACATCGACGTTGCAAAGGAGATGTTCCCGGACAAGGCCGACGAGATCGAGCAGTCCATCGACAACGACACGGAACTAAGCACCAACCCTGACAATGAAAACAAGTGGTTCAATTCGGACCGCAAGCACGTTCGCGTTGTTGATTGCTGGTACAAGCACAAGGGCGAGTGGTGCTATTCGATCTTTACCGGTTCGACGATCCTCATGGAGGGCAAGTCGTACCTGATCGACGAGAAGAACAAGACCGAGTGCAAATATATCATGTACTCGGGTTCGGTCGATCACGATGGCGACCGCTACGGCTTTGTGCGCAACATGAAGTCGTCGCAGGACAGCATCAACTTCAAGGAAGCCAAGCTCAATCACATTCTGGCATCGCGCAGGCTCATCATGAGCAATGCGGCGGTGAAGGACGTTGAGACGGCCCGCAAGGAATGGGCGCGCACGGACGGCGTGATTATCGTCAATCCCGGCGGCGAGGTGAAGGCTGACGATCAGTCCTTCGATTTCGCGGGCTGGTCCAAGCTGCTGGTTGATTCCAAGCAGGAGATCGAGGGCTTCGGCCCGAACCCGCAATTGCTGGGGCAGGGCAGCGAGCAACAGTCAGGCCGCGCCATCTCGCTCTTGCAGCAGGCGGGCATTGCCGAGCTTGGCCCGTACATTCAGGGCTTCAAAGGCTGGAAGGTGCGCGTCTATCGCGCGGTTCTCAACGCCATTCAGCGGCATTGGACGGCGGAGCGGTATATCCGCGTGACCGATGACGATGGGTTGGCTCAGTTTATCCAGATCAACGGCCTGCAGATCGACCCGATGACCGGGCATCCGAGTATTGTCAACGCGATTGGCTCGCTGGATGTGGACGTGATTATCGACGAGGGGCCGGACAGCATCAACATGATGGCCGACACCTACGATGCGCTGATTGCCATGGCGACCAGCGGCGCACAGGTGCCGCCTCAGGTGCTTATCGAGTTGTCGCCGGGTATCGACGGGCGGACCAAGAAAAAGCTCTTGGGATACATCGAGCAGGCACAGAAGCCGGGACCGGCGCAGCAAATCGCGCTTGAAGGCGAGCAGGCCAAGGTCGATGAGACAAAATCAAAGACCATGCTGAACGTGTCCAAGGCGCGTCAGGCATCCATGCCGCAGCCGGGTAAGCCGGAGGCGTTCGAGCTTCCGCCTGAATTGCAGATCGCGGACTCGATTGCCAGCACACGTGACAAGGACGCCAGCGCGGCTGCGAAGTATGCGAAGGCGAACAGGGATAATCAGGAAGCCAGCCTCGCGCCGCTCAAGATGATGCAGGACGCGCACGACAAGGAGCAAGATCGCTCCTTTGTGGCTTCTAACCAATCGTAAGACCGCGACGATACAGCGGACAGGACGACCACGCAGCGCCAAGCGTCATTGGTGAAATCGTAATTCCACGACACGGAAAAGGACGGACAGGCTTATGGCCGATAACGATCAAGACATTTGGGATTCTGTAGACGAAGCTGAAGCAATTGAAGCCGAAACTCCTCATGTTGAGGATGTGGCCGAGGCAGCAGAAACGCCGCGTGATGAACGCGGACGATTTGCACCGAAAACAGTTGCGGAGCAGCAAGCCGAGCAGGCACCTCAGGTTCAATCCGAACCTGCACAGGCTGCCGAGCCTCCGAAAGACACAAGCCAGGGCATTCCGTCTTGGCGTCTGAAGGAAGAGGCAGAAGCGCGGCGAGCGGCTGAAGAACGGGCGGCAAACCATGAGCGCGAGCTTATGGAGTTGCGCCGGCAGTTTCAGGCGATGCAGAAACAGAATGAACCCAAGCCCGCAGTTCCCGACATTTGGGAAAACGCGGATGGCTTTGTCGATCATCGGACCAACCAGGCCATCGAACCCATCAAGGGCGAGATTAGTCAGTTGCGGGAGTATTACTCGCAGCGTGACGCGATCCGCGAGCATGGGGCTGAGAAGGTCAAGGCCGCTTACGACGCTCTGGCGAACGGGTTGAACGCCCGCGATCCTGAGGTTGTGGCGGTGTACCAGCGTGCCATGGCATCGATCGATCCCTATGGGGACATCATGAAGTGGCACAAGAAGCAGACCATTTTCAGCACGATTGGAGACGACCCGGAAGCGTTTGTAGAGCGCCAGATCGAGGAACGGTTGAAAGACCCGACTTATCAGGCGAAGGTTCTAGAGCGCATTCGCGGCACAGCCCAGACCCGTCCTTCGACAGTGACACCGCTTCCTCCATCGCTTAATCGCGCCACGGCAGCCGCAGCACTCAGCGGCGACGAGGACGACAGCGACGAGGGGCTACTGCAATCTGCTCTGCGCCGATAACCCGACACAACACAGCTAGGAAAGCACCCGCCCAGTGAGGCGGGTTTTTTGTTGGGCGGCGCATTGGAAGGATCAATCCAATGGCCAATACCACTCCTCAGTCTAACAACAAGCTCGTTCAGTACCGCAAGGAACTGATCAAGGAATACGTCCGCGAAAACATGTTCTCGCCCTA